ACATACCTTAATGATTGAAATGATTGAGGAAATCGACGAACAACGTGAGTCGATATGGGGTAGCGAACGAGCGAAGCGAGTGAGCGTAGGGGGAGCGACGGGGAGGTGACTACCTCCCCTAGCGGGGGGCTGAGCGCGAGGCAAGCGGGTTGCGCAGCTGTCGGGACGTGCGCCTACGCGCCGCGCTAGCTGCTCCGCCTGGCGCTCCGCCTAGCTCGGCCAAGCTCGGCCAAGCTCGGCCTAGGCTCGGCCTAGGCTCGCCTAGCTCCGCCCGGCGCTAGCTCCGCGGCGAGGCGGCTAGGCGCACTGGCCAGCCCGCGCGAGGCGAGGCAGGGGAGGCGAGGCGAGGCGACTCTACACACGCGCGCGCAGGCAGGCAGGCGCACGCGAGCACGCAGGCGAGCACGCAGGCGCACGCGCGGGCACGGGGGTGCATGTGACACGCGAGGACGGGGGGCCATGGCAAACCCCTTCCTCTCCATATCCTCTGCACAGCTTTTCTACCTCTCCTCTTGCGCTATCCGCAATGCTGTGTAGATTCGGCGAAAGGAGAGCAAGCAATGCTGACACTGGAGCAAGTACGAGAGCGGTTGCAGGACCGGAGGCTGGGGAAGGTAGCGGAGGCGACGGGGCTGTGTGCGGCGACGGTATCGCGGATACGGGATGGGAAGGGGGAGCCGAGTTTGAAGACGATGATGGCGCTGTCGGCGTACTTGGAGAGGGCAGAGCGATGAGTGCTGGGGATGGGGTGGTGTGTGTGTACGCGGTGGTGGAGATGCCGATGAGCGGGGATGACCGGGAGGAGGTGCACGGCACCTTTACGGACCTGGCGATGGCGATGGTGATGTTCAACACGCTGGTGGAGAAGCAGAGCGGGAGGTGCCGGTACTACACGGGCAGTGACGTGTGCCGGGTGGAGCCGGAGGATGGGAGGGGCAGTGCGTATGCGGTGCAGAGGCTACCGCTGACCTGCCGTCCTGGGATGGCGGTGGTGGAGGTGCAGCGATGAGCCTCGCAGACCTTGGCCGCCGCGCGGTAGCCTGCAAGCACTGGCGCTGGATGCCGGGCATGTACTTGCTGCCGCACCTCGATGGATGCGAGTGCTGCGAGGACCGCAACTTCCCTCGTCGGGCAGCTCGCCTTCCTGCGGTCTTCACGACCGAGATTGACGTGCCCGACCTCTCCGACCCCGCGACGCTCGGGTGCTTGCTTCACCTGGTGCGGCAGGCGTATGGTGACCGTAGCTTGCAGCCAAATGATGCCGGTGAGCATGACATGCTGCATTGGCATGTGTTTATTGGGCCGCACTTTGCGTGCACGGGGCACGCGACGGAAGCCGAAGCTCTCGTTGCGGCGCTGGAGGCCGCACCCTGATGGCTGTCGCGGTGGACGAGACGGGCAAGCGCTACGGCCGGCTGACGGTCTTGGAGCGCTCGCATGTGCGGGACTACCGCAGGGCCGCTACCTGGCTCTGTGCGTGCGACTGCGGGGGCTACAAGAGCGTCGCCGGGGTTACCCTGCGGCAGGGGCTGGTGACGAGCTGTGGCTGCCTTCTAGAGGCGAAGAAGAGGGTCGTATGCGGCTGCGGGTATGTAGGCCCGCGGGGCAAGATGGACTGGCAGTGTCTTAGATGCAGGAGGAAGGGATGAACGCAGTAACCGAAGTGATGGACGAGCTTAGGAAGGCTTTGGCGCTTGTCGACCAGCTTGGCAATGCACGCGACAAGGCCGAGTGTGAGCTGGCCGAGCTTCAGCGCAGGACGAGCGAGGCGCTGGCGCAGGCGGTCGAGTGGCAGCGCGAGCGCGACGAGGCACGGGATGCGCTCTTTCGCGCAGACCAGGACGCGCTACGCGTTGAGGAGGAGCGCGATCGCCTGCGCGATGAGCTAGCCGAAGCGAACGCGCGTCGCGGCGACTTGCGTACGGCGCTACAGTGGGCGAATGAGGAGCGCGACCGGCTGCGCGAGCAGCTCGCCGCGAAGCACTCGGAGTGCCCCGACTGCGCCATGTACGCCGAGCGCAGCGCGCGATTCGCGGAGCAGGCGGACCAGCTCATGCGCGAGCGCGACGAAGCGCGCGAAGAGGCCGCCGTGCTCGCGGATGACTTGTACAAAGCGAGGTTTGAGCGAGACGAAGCGCGCCGAGTGCTTTCCGAGATTCTAGCTCTGTGGCCATACCTAAACTGCGCGTGCGGGCGAAACAAACCTAGGCTCAGTGAGGCACTGCGCGAAGCGGCGAAGAAGGCGACAACATGATCGCGGGCTTCGATGTTGTGGACGCTCTCGCAGGCTTGTCAGAGGACTTGCGTAGCGAGGGAGAATTCGTGTCACGGATTCACGATGCCGTGGAGAAATTGAAGCAAGAACGCGACGAGGCGCGCGCCGAGATCGCCACCCTCACCGCTGCCCTCGACGAGCGCGACGTGGAGGCTGAGCGCAGCCTTGAGCAGTACGAAAGCCTTGTGCGCGAGCGCGACGAAGCGCGGGCCGATGATGCCAACGCCTACCGCCGTGGGGCGGAGGCGATGCGGGAGGCGTGTGCGCGATGGATGTCGGAGCGGGAGGGCATCTCGCAGTGGGTCTATGACGATGCGCTGAGCGCCCTGCCGATCCCGGAGGAGCCATGAAGATCACTCGCGAAGAGCTGCAAGCGATTGAAAACCACATGAGCAACATTCCAGCGGTTGCTGGCATGTACACGCCGGCTCTGGTCGCATGGTGCCGTGCCTTGCTAGACGAGCAGGACGCAGCCTACCGCCGTGGGGCGGAGGCGATGCGGGAGGCGTGTGCGCAGGCCATCCATGGTGGCGGCCTCGTATGGACGCGAGAAAGCGCAGAGCGGTCGATCCGCGCCCTGCCGATTCCGGAGGAACCATGAGCCGCGTCTTCCTCGTGGAGTGGCTCGACGTGCGGGCGTACATCCGTGCAGTGTCGAGAGACAAGGCAAAGATGCGCGCCATGCGCTCGGCCAGAGAGGCTGGCATGTGGCACCCTGGCCAGTCCCTTCGTGGCCTGCGCGTTGTCGAGGCCAGCTATGTTCCATCCGATGTTGCTGTCATGGATGGAGAACGATGATGATCGACCTCGACGCAATCGAGCGCCGCGCGAACGCGGCAACGCCGGGGCCTTGGACGTATCACGATGGATGCGGATACGTTGAGGTTCCACCGTGTGGCGCAATTGAGTTCAAGCCAGGGTGGGAGCGCTCGGTGCATTTCCTTGCTCGCGTGCACAATAACCACGTCGAGGGCGAGGACGGCCTTGGATTTGACGGGGCCTTCATCGCCAACGCCCGCACCGACGTACCCGCGTTGGTCGCTCGCGTGCGGGAGCTGGAGGCGGAGTGCGAGCGCACGCGCATCTTTGGCTCGCGTAAGTTCGCCGAGCTGCGCGCCGCCGACGTAGAGCAAATGCGCGGTTACGGACTGAGCTATGAGGGCGTGCGCAAGGTGCTCCGCGAGCACGACGACGGGGAGATCTCCTTCGGAAAGCTCATGGACCTGATTCGCGCCGCTGCGCGGGCGATGGCGGAGGACGAGTGCGCCGAGATGCGCGTCCTACTCGCCGACGCCCACCGCGAACTTGCCACCATTGAGGCTATCACCGTCTCCCCGTCCGGCGTGGACGGGCTCATGGAACTTGTTAATCGCATTGGCCAAAAACTGGAGTCCAGCAAATGAGCGGCTACTTCGCCATGACACCAACCATCATCGACAACGACGCGCGCAACCACAACGACGCAGGATGCTCCGTCAGCATCACGTTCGAGCCCGGGCACACCGACGACCGCGACCGCCCGTGCTTCGACGTGCTCGTGCTCGTGGACGACGAACGCATGGCGACGCTGACGCTGCACTACGAGGCCGCCATGGGGCTCGTGAAGGCGCTGAAGGGCGCGATGAAGGGTGACGAGGGATGACCCCGCCTGACGAGATCGAGCGCGTCATCGTTGCGCGCGTGCGATGGGAGCGGCTGTCATGACCCGCCCCGACCTGGACGCCATGTGCCCGGTGCGCATCGAAGTGTGGGACGACGATGCCAAGTGTTCAAGGATGCTGCATGGCACACTAAAAGTGCCCGCAGAGTGGATTGAGAAGATGCCGCCACTGATGATGCGAGACATCGTCATTGGTCCGGCGGCTGCGCTCCCGCCGGGTTCTCGGTGGGGAAACATGGGGGCCGATGAAACCTGACCTGGACGCCATCCGGGCGCGGCTGCTTCACCCAAACCTCACCGCAGAGGAGTTCGAGAGCATCATGGCGATTCTCGCGTGCATCGAGGAGCGAGAGAGCCCCACGACGTACACCGTGGGCGAGACCGAGTGGGCGCACCGCATCGCGGTCGCCGAGCAGCGGTTCGCGGACGAGTCCGACGCGCGCAAGGCCGCAGAGCGCGAGATCGCCGAGCTTAAGGCGCGCATCACCGTGCTGGAGGCCATGCGATGAGCTGGAAGTACAAACCCGACAACGCATGGCAGCGTCCCGGCGCCTCGCGCATCACGCGTGCGCACTGGTTCGAAGCCGATGCGCATTGGAGTCTCTGCGGGCGCGTGCCGCACGGCGACGGCTGGATCGACGACGTGGGCGGCGTGCGGAACGATTGCCGCGCGTGTGAGAAGCGCATCATGCGTTTGGAGGACATAGAGTAGCCATGGCCTACGAGCAGGATAAGCACCGCACCGCCGTCCAGCAGTCGCAAGACCAGCGCATCAGGAAGCTGCGCGAGAACATCGCGGAGAAGCTGGAGAAGAGCCGCGTCAAGCTCGGCACCTTCGAAGACATGATGACGCACCCGATGGGCTTCGCGCTGACGACGGCCAGCCCCGTGCAGCGCGCCATCATGCGCGTTGCAGACGGTCGCGACATCGGCGACCTGTGGGGCCATCCTGCCGTCTCCCGCTGCTTCGGCGGCACGCTGCCCGCCTTCGAGGGCAGGCCGAAGGAGATTGCCCTGCTCGCAGGCATTCGCTGCGGCAAGTCGCTCCTCACCGCTGGCCTCGCCGTCTGGTGGACGCAGACCTGCTCCCTCGACCACCTTGGCCCAGGCGAGATTGCTCGCGTCAGCATCGTCTCGATCTCCAAAGACCTTGCCGAGGTCGTCTTCGGCCACGTCGTAGGCCGCGTCATGGCATCGCCCATCCTCAAGGGCCTCGTCATGGAAGACCCGACGAGCGACGAGATCGTGCTGCGTCACCCCACTGGAAGGCCCGTGCAGATTACCGTAGCCGCCGGCTCGCGCGCAGGCTCCTCGCTCGTGGCCCGCTGGTCTGCCGGCTGCATCTTCGACGAGTTCCCGCGTATGCTCGGCGAGGGCGAAGCCGTCGTCAACTGGGACGAACTGCGCCGCTCCGTCCTCATGCGCATGTGCCCTGGCTCCCAAGTAGCCAGTATCGGCTCGCCCTACGCGCCCTACGGCCCCGCGTACAACGTCGTGAAGGAGCACTTTGGCAAGCCGTCGAGGAACATGGTCGTCGTCAAGGCTCCCGGCTGGGATATGAATCCCCACCTTTGGACGCCCAAGGCCGTTCGCGAGGCCGAGGAGCAAGACCCGCAAGCCTTCCGTACCGACGTCGCAGCCGAGTTCGCCCAGCCCGAAGAAGCACTGGTCACTTCCGACGCCCTGGATGCCGCTGTACGGCCCGCTCCGCTCATCGAGGCACCAAAGCCCGGCGTCCAGTATAGCGCCGCTATTGACCCCGCTACGCGCGGCAACGCCTGGACGCTTATCATCGCCTGCCAAGAAGGCGACAAGCGCCGCGTGGTACTCGCGAAGCAGTGGATCGGCACCCCGGCGCAGCCTCTCAGGCCAGGCCAGGTGCTCGCCGAGGTCGCCAAGCTATGCAAAGGCTACCGCGTCGGCGTCCTCGACAGCGACCAGTACTACGGCGACGCCCTTCGCGACCTTGCCGCGCAGCAAAAGCTCGTCCTCATCGTCCACGCATGGAACGAACGCGAGAAACTGGCCAAGTTCCTGGCCTTGAAGACCATGTTCGAGCAGGGAATGGTCGAGATTCCTGCGGATCCGACGCTTCGTGGCGACATCAGCCGCGTCCGCAAGGTGCTGCGAGGCTCCGGAGCGACCATTTCCTTCCCTCGCACCTCCGATGGGCGCCACTGCGACTACGCACCATGCCTTGCCATGGCTTTCGCGCGCTACTGGCAGCCCGACGACGAGATGAGCGAGGCTGCGGAGCACGTCCGCAAGCTCAGCGAGGAGGAACGCGACATGCTCAGGCGCATCATCGACCGTTCCAAGCCCCAGGAAGGATGGGGCTTCTCCTGGTAGGCTAAAACTTTTTACGTTGGCCTGCCCGCGATAGAGCAACGCTGGAAATACGATAGTCAGAGACTCGCAAAGCTCAAAGCGTGAGAGGAACGAGCTATCATTTGTCGTTGACGAGCGCTGCGAATAGGTAAATCACTACGCTCGATGGACTACGCGAGCGAGCAGGCTATCCAGTGGTACGGCGACGATCAGGGGTCGCCACACGCAGCCATCGCCGAGCGGATGAAGTTCCTGCTCGACCGTCAGTCCACGCGCCGCGAGGCTGTTCGTCGCTGCCAGCAGATTTACGGCGTTGACCTTGGCGCCTACGGCCTCGCGCCCGACGCGAGCATCGACCGCCGTTTCAGCATTAACCACCTGAAGAACAGCGTCGACACGCTCGCGGCCAAGATCAGCCGCGCGAAGGTGCTGCCGTTCGCCGTCACGAGCGGCGGCGACTACATGCAGCGCAAGCGCGCCGAGAAGCTGTCGCGCTTCATCGACGGCGCGTTCCACGACACCGACTTCTGGACGAAGAGCATGCACGTCGACCTGGCTACGCTCGTCGACGGCACCGGCTGCATGAAGGTCACGAGCACGAACGGGCAGCTTCAGCTCGAAGTCGTGCCGATGCTCGACATCTTCGTCGACGACGCCGAGGCTCGCTACGGCCAGCCGCGCAACCTGATTCAGCGTCACCTCGTGGACCGCTCCGTCGTGCGCTCGCTCTACGGTCACAAGCAGGCCACCGAGGGCAACGGCTTCTACGGCGCGCTCGCGACGCGCCGCTCGTGCATCGACGCGGTGAGCATCCCTACCGACTCCGAGATGGCCGAGTTCATCATCAACTCGGGCTCGGACCTGATCTACGTCTACGAGGCGTGGCACCTCCCGTCCGCCCCTGGCGAGCGCGACGGCAAGCACGTCATTTGCCTCGACAACTGTACGCTCGTCGAGGAGCCGTGGACCCGTGAGCGCTTCCCGTTCGCCTTCGAGCGCCGCAACGTGCCGCTCGTGGGCTTCTGGGGCTCGTCCGCCGTCTTCGAGTTCGCCCCGGCTCAGGAAGAGCACAACAAGCTCTCTCACAAGCTCCAGCTCGCCCACAACCTCATGGGCGGCTCGCACATCATCATGCAGGCCGGGACGCTCGGGAAGACCGTCTCGCTCGACAACGGCATCGGCACCATCATCGAGTACCTGCCGGGCGGCTCGCCGCCGATGACGTTCAACCCGGACCCGGTGAACCCGCAGACGTACGCCTACCGGAACAGCATCCCGAACGAGATCAACATGGGTCTCGGGCTCTCGAACATGAGCGCCCACTCGGAGCTTCCTGCGGGCCTTCGCGCTGCCTCGGGCAAGGCGCTGCAAGTCTTCGAGGACTTCGAGTCCGAGCGCCTGCACGTCTTCCACAAGCTGCACGAGCAGTTCGCGGTCGACGTCGCTCGCCTCATCGTCGACGAGGCCGAGGCCCTGCTCGCCGCCGACGTGGACGTCTCCGTCGCCCGTCCGACCAAGAGCACGCTCGAAGAGGTGGCCTGGTCGGAAGTGCGCATGGACGAGCGCGAGTACCGCCTCCGCGTCTACCCGGTGTCGAACCTCTCGAAGCAGCCTTCGGCCAAGTTCGAGCAGATCCTATCGATGGCGCAGTACAACCTCGTCGACCTGCCGAGCCTGCGCCGCCTCCTCGACATGCCCGACATCGACGCCGAGGAAGACCTCCGCAACGCGCCGCTCGATGCCGTCGACCAGATGCTCTACAACATGGTCGAGAAGCGGCAGGCGAGCGAGCCGTCCGACTACATCGACCCGGCGTTCCAGATGGAGCGCGCCAAGCTCTTCTACGCGAAGTGCCTCGTCGACAACGTACCGGAGCGCAAGCGCGCCCTCGTTGCCGACTTCATCACGAGTTGCGCGGCCAAGATTGCCGCCATGCAGGCTCCGGAGCAGGCGGCTCCGCAGCCTCAGGCGCCTCTCCCCGGTGAGCAGACCGGCGAGATGGCTCAGGAAGCCGCCCCAATGGCCGGGGAGGGCGCTGCTCCGCCCAACCCTGCCTCTATGGGAGTCCTTCAATGAGCGATCTCGCCGATAACACGTCTGATTTCTCCGTCTCCGACGCCGACCTCATGGCCGCCGTGACCGATGCGTTCCATGGGGCCGCTTCCGGCGCCGAGGAGGCACCTCCTGCGGCCGATGCTGGCGCGGACGAGGCAGAGTCCGCTCCGGACGAGAAGGCCCCGAAGAAGGCCGCTCAGGCGACGGACGACGACATCGACCCGCGCGCCGTCCTTCGCGCCCGCATGGAGAAGGCTCGCGCGGCCAAGGCTGCCAAGGCGGAGTCGCGTCGCCAGGCCGAGCTTGCGGAGAAGCTGCGCGAGTACGAGCAGGCTCGCCCGCCGGTTGCGCAGGGCTTCGACATCGACGGCTTCAAGAGCAAGTTCTACCAGTCGCCGCTCTCGGCGCTTCAGGAGCTTGGAGTCGACCTCGACACGTTCACGCAGCGAGTCCTCGAAGAGAACACGCCGCAGTCGCAACTCGCGCAGCAGCTCAAGGCCGTGCAGGAGCGCGTCGAGTCCTTCGAGAAGCAGAAGAAGGAAGCCGAGGAGCGCGAGGCCAAGCTCTCTGAGGAGCGCCAGCGCCACCAGGAGGAGCAGGAGTTCTGCTCCATGATCACGACCGACGACTACCCGTCGCTGTACGAGTGGTTCTCCGACGACCCGCACGCGCTCATTCGCGAAGCCGAAGTCGTCGCCACCGACCTTCTCAAAGCCGGGCATGACCCCGACGACATCGAGGATGCAGACATCGCGGACTTCCTGGAGATGAAGTACGCGAAGAAGCTGCAAAAGCTCAAGGGCGTGAGCGCTGCGCGCAAGGCGACGCAGCCCGCCTCTGGCGCCTCGAAACCCCGGTCCCCAAGCCAAGCGTCCGCTTCGGAGACGAAGCTCGGGGGACCAAAGAACTTCTGGGACCTCAGCGCGGACGAGCAGGACGCGCTTCTCAACGAAGTCGCAAGAACCGCAACCGCTAACTAGGGAAAACCACAATGCCGATCTCATCCTCCGTTGCAGCCGTCGACAAGGCGCTCAAGCTCCTCTACAAGGCTGGCGTCCCCAACCTCTCGTATAACAAGCAGGCCCTCCTGAACCGCTTCGCGGTCAAGGCGGACTTCACTGGCGAGAAGAAGGTCATGGCGCTCCAGACGTCGAACCCGCAGGGCTTCGGCTCGACCTTCGACCGCGCCCTCGCGAACATCGATCAGGTGGAGCAGTACAGCCGCTTCGAGATGTTCCGCGTCCAGCACTACGGCTTCGTGCAGGTCAGCGGCGAAGTCATGCGCACCGCGGTCGACCCCGGCGCGCTCGTCAACGTCTGGAAGAACCGCTCGGTGAGCGTCGTCCGCGGCATGCAGAACAGCGCCGGCCGCCTGATCTACGGCACCGGCACCGGCCGACTCGCGTCCGTCTCTGCCGCCGGCACCAACGCGAACACGGTCACGCTCGCGACCGCGGCGGACATCGCGAACTTCGAGCGTGGGATGCGTTTCGTGTTCTACACCGGCCCGGAGTCGTTCGCCGGCCAGTACGTCGACCTCACGAGCGGCGTCGGCACGGGCACCAACAGTTTCGATGCGGTCAAGATGGTCTGCACGGTCACGGCCATTGACCGTGACATCAACAACGGCACCGCGACCATCACGTTCACGGTCAACACTGGCGCTCCGTCTCCTGGCACCGCGACGTGGCCCGCGAACGCGATCCTCGTGCGCGACGGTGACGGCGTAATCTCGGACGGCGCGGCGACGAGCTACGACACGAACGCGCGCTCGCCGGCGGGCATTGAGCAGTGGATCGGTGGCGACCTCATCGGCACGCCGCCTATCGGGAACACGCTCTTTGGCCTCAACCGCGCCTCGGACAAGGTGCGTTTCGGCGGCCAGGTGTCGAACGCGGCTGGCCGCAACATGGTCGAGGCGCTTCAGGACCTTGAGGCGAACATCCTCTTCCAGGGCATGGGTTACCCGACGCACATCGTCGCGAACCCGCTCGCCATCGGCAACCTCAAGAAGTCGGCGCTCTCGGACGTCATCCGCATCCCGGCGACGGACCCGAAGCAAAACCTCAACTTCCAGGACGTCGTGTTCGTTGGCCAGAACGGCCCGATCCCGTTCATCCAGGACCCCTTCTGCCCGATGAACAAGGCGTACATGCTGAACCTCCCGACGTGGAGCATCAGTTGCGCGCCTGGCGGCATGTTCCAGCTCGTCGACTTCGACGGCGTGAGCGTGCTCCGCAACCCGACCTCGGACAACTACGAGTCGCGCTTCGCGTCGTACTACCAGATCGGCTGCGAAAACCCCGGCTCGAACGGCTTCCTCTACAACTGGGGCGCCTGATAGCCTGAAAGGGAAAACTCCATGGGCCCCTCTGCTCTCCGGTCCCAACTGCGGACCAACATTCCGGGCGACACGCGAATCAGCGGTCGCTTCAATGTGAACGGTGCAACGCTCACCGTTCTCGAAGGCAAGCGGTACGTCGCGGACAGGGCCGGCACCGGCCTCTACCGCGTCCGCTTCGGCAACTCGACGACCGAACTTACGCCGGTCCTCGGGCTTGTCGCCTGCTTCGCAAATGCCGTTGTGGCGGCCCCTGACGCGACGAACTCGCGCTGGATCGTCGTCCAGAGCATCGTTACGAACGCAGACGGCACCATCGCTGGGGTCATCCTCGGCGCCCTCGACGCCACTGGCGCGCTCGCGAACCTCACCGCGGACGACGACATCTGCTTCGAGTGCATCGTTCGCGATACCGCGGTGACGGTGTGATGCGCGGCAAGGGCGGCAAGATTGCCATCCTCCTCGGGATGAAGCCCGGGGAGGGTGGCGACAACGAGGAGGAGGGTCCGTCCTCTTCCAAGATGGAAGGCCCTTCGCCCGACAAGGTGAAGATGTTCCGCAAGATGCGGAAAGCCTTCGAGATGGGAGACGACGAGGCCGGGGCGGAAGCCTTCGACGCGCTCGTTTCCATGTGCGGCGACTACGAAGAAGAAGACTGATAGGTTAGGAGTTCACCATGTCGCGTTCGAGGACTACTACCGACCTGCGGGCCGAGGTTCGTCAGCGGGCCGATATGGTGAACTCCGCCTTCGTTACGGATTGGGAGGTCGACCGATCTGTCTCTCAGTCCTGGGCGCAGCTCCACGACCAGATGTGCTCGACGGGCGAGGATTACTTCCTGAAGTACGTCGACATCGCCGCGACGAGCGGCGGCTTCTACGACTTCATCCCGCTAAACAGCTCCGTGCCGGGGCTCAAGGCGACGGACGTTTACCAGGTGCGCGGCGTCGATGCCGTGTATTCGGACGAGGTTGTCGTCAACGTGCCTAGGTTCAACTGGGAGGAGCGTAACATCTACGCGGCCACCCCGGCGCTGAACCCGTACTACCCGATCATTGCCTACCGCGTCATGCAGAACCCTGTGACGCAGCGCGACGCCATCCAGATCGTCCCGGAGAACTCGAACGGGATCTCGTACTTGCGCGTCTGGTACTACCCCAGCGCTAAGGCGGTCGGCTACACGGCCACGATTGTGAACGGTGGCTCCGGCCTCACAGACGGCACCTACTACGAAGTGCCCGTGCATGGCGGCGCTGGCGTAGGCATGACCGCAACGGTCGTCATTGCTGGTGGCACCATCACCAGCGTCGTCATCACCGACTACACGAGCGGCTACACGGTCCCTTCGTGGGCCTTTGGCTTTACGCCAAACTCTATCTACTCCGGATCCCCGAACCTCGGGACCACGGTCGGTACCATCACGGTCGACTCGCTCGACGGGCGCAACGGCTGGGAAGAGTGGGTTGTGATCGACGCGGCCATCAAGCTCCTCGCGAAAGAGGAGAGCGACACGTCGCAGCTTGAGCGCGAGGCTGCTCGCGTCTGGGGGCGCATCACGACGGCGCTTCAGAACCGCGACGCTGGCCAGGCCAAGCGCATCACGGACGTCAGCTACAACATGGGCCTCTGGCCTTACTCCGCCAGTTACGCCCGACGCTACTAGGAGGTCGCCATGCCGCAGCTCGATAAGCCGTCGCAGTACCTCACCCGCGACGCGAAGGACCCGCTCGTCAACGCCATGCAGGACAGCTTGGCGCAGGCGACGAAGGCGCTCCGTCAGCAGCCTCCGCCGAAGCAGCTTGTTACGGCGCTCGGCCAGCAAACGCCGGACGCCGGCGTGCAGTTCAAGCCCGGCCAGATCGTCGACATCCCGCACTCGCTCGGGCGCAGCGCGGCCGGCTTCAACATCGCCAAGGTCGTGACCGACACGCCGAACGCTTCCTCGGCCCCGTACGCCGCGCCAAACCTGCAAGTGGTTGAAGTTCCTGGGCCGCTCGGGCAGAAGATCATGCGGCTGCGCTACATCGCTCCCACGGACTCGAACGGGAACCCTGTGACGACGCCGGTACGACTGCACCTGGAGATCTTCTGATGCCGACTCGTGATTCTATCGTCCAGGTTCCGTTCGTCGGCGGCATCGACCAGCATACGGACCCGGACCAGCTCCAGCCGCCGAACATGGCGCTGCTCGCGAACTGCGTCGTGCGCAAGCCAGGCCGCATCGAGAAGCGCGCCGGGATGCACCTGCTTGCGCAGACGGGGACCACGAACACCCCTGCCACGGCCTTTGGAGGCACTGCTACGGTCCTTCCGTCCGATGCCGAGGCCATCGGCGCCAACGACGCGCAAGACGGCTCCAAACTCCTCGTGGCGGCCGGAAGCACCCTGTTCGAGTACGTCGGCTCCGACGCGGCGCACGGCTACCGTGAGGTGAACCGCATCCCGTCCTGCTACGGCACGCTGCACCCGGTCGACGCGACGGGTGGCGAGATCATCGAGGTCGAGTCGATGGTCAACGACGCGGGCACCCTGCGCTGCACCGCCTGGGTGCTCGGCGCGCGCAACGGCCAGGACCTTACCAACGACAAGGCCATTCGCCAGCAGCCGGCCGGCACTCACGGTCTCTACGTCTCGGTGCAGCGCACGACGGACGGATCCTTCGTGACGCCGCCGACGCGCGTGCTCGACTCGTTTGGTGTCGCCACGACGCGCATCAGCGACATGCGCATGATGCTGTCGCTTGCAGACACGGGCACGACGCGGCACTGGGTCGTCGCGTTCCGCCGTGACTACGCCGTCATCGAGGCGTTCGTCATCAACGGCGTCGATGGGGCGCTGAAGACTACGCGCATCTTCGGTGGCTTCCCGACCACGGCATTCACCGGTCGTCCGTACTGGCGCGCGTTCGACATCACGAACGTCGCCGGCCGCAACTACTTCCTGTTCGCCTGGTGCGAGAACGACACGTCGCCTGCGTCTTCGGAGGTAAACCTGCGCCTTGAGTCGTTCAACGCGACGACGGGCGTGTTCACGACGACGTTCACCATGCCCGGCGGCGTCATCAGCAACGCCAACGCGAACGGCTCCACCACGCTGAGCGTCCACGACTGGAACCGCTACACGCCGCGTGGCGTCGTACTTGAGACGGACCCCACTGGCGTCAACGTGTCCATCGCCATTCGTATGGTCTACGAGCAAGACTCGGCGCCGTTCTACCTCGACGGCAAGTTCGTTGTGACGAACGCCAACTGCAACGGCGGATCTATCGCGGTCAGCACCAACAACTTCGCCTGGCTGCACCGCGCAGGCTTTCAGACCGAAGACAACTTCTCGTCGTTCAAGCTGTCTGGGCCGGTTGGCGAGAACAAGACGACCGCTTCGTGCGTTCAACGTTTTTATTTTCTTGAGACGGGAACAGTATCGGCAAATACATCAATAGCCGCTGTTGTTACTGCGCTTTTTGCAGATGGCAGTTATCAGCCATACAGCATCAAAAATGCAGACGACGCCGGAAGCTCGTCCCCCGTTCGTCGATTTAGCAACCCCAGCCCATACATGGGCCAGGATTTGCTCAAGATTGCATCGAGCGGCATCTTCCCGATCCCGCAGCATATTTACCCTGCCGACAACAGTGTCGACGTCCAGCATCCCAACTGGGATCTTGGTGCAGTGGCTACGCCGACCCTCGATAGGGCTGTGATTTTTCAGAAGAACATAACGCGCGTGCAGCTTGGCGCTGCGCCAGCTGCCGTTGGGTATGCCAACACTGTACGCTATTGCCAGCTCTCCACTGCTGCTGGCATCAGATGCTACGCTGTCGTCTCGTTCGATGCTGCTGGCATCCCGGATGCCGTTGCGTTGTACAACGGGATGGGCGCTGCAAACATCAACAAGGCGCCGTCGCTGGACACGGTTATGCTGCTGTCGGTCGGAACGGGTCCGAACGGCCCGTGGGCAGTTCCTGTGGCCGTACCTGCTGCGACGCTCCAGGTGTTCGACGACTTCAATAAAGCTGTACCGCTTGTTCTCCAGAACATTGTCTTCGAAGATATCGGCTCGAATACGGCTCCGGAATCACAGACGGTTGTCGAGACAAGCATCGGCGTCGAGCAATGCGTGCATCGTTGGGACGTGAAGAACAATGGCACGCACGCCATTGTTGCAGTGTCCTCGACGTCAGCCGCCACGTTCAGCGGACCGAACGGCGACGCCCCGCTTGGCTACGTCAGCCCGTTCGCGCGTAGCAACTATTTCGAGGTCTACCAGTGGCAGATCGGCGCGCAGTTCCGGTATGACCTGAACGACTACGCCACAACGGGAAGCAGCACTTCTAGGCCGATCTGGTGCGCGCTCGGTGGTCCGTGGCGCATGATTAGCAGTCTAACCTGGGTCGATCTGGCTACGAACCGGCTTGGCTGCGTGGTCATGCCGTCTGGCGACGACTATCAGCGCAGCGCGTTCCTCATCTCGTTCACGAACGGAAACGCCACCGTAGAGACTGCGCTCGACCCTGTGGATAGCAACCCGATCCAGTACGCTGGCGGCGTCGTCTACACGAACAACAAGGGCGTGTTCGTCGAGTCGATGAACATGGCGCGCATCGCAGCGGCGCCGTTGAACTGTCCTCGCGTCATGGCGAAGCGCAGTGGTGGAGCGGTCGTTGGCTTCACCTGCGGCGCCATCCGCCAAGGCCAGAACGACGGAGGCAGCGAGGTCTTCGCGCTCGACTACACCACTCAGCCTGGCAGCTGGCGAACGCTGAAGCAGTGGGGCGACTACACCATCGTCAACGGCGGGGTCTTGTCGGCCTACGACGGCAGTTCGTGCAACGAAGCGACGATGCTGCTCTGGCCGCAGTCCGACCTGACGAGCATCGCGTACGACCGCATCGCGTTCAAGCTGTACCAGCTCGACAATCCGAGTACCGACTTCTACGGCTGGAAGAATCCAAACTTCACATTCTGGTATGACTACAACTACACGTCATTCCCGGTCGGCCCTCTGCTTTTTGGCATCACGAGGCCGTGGTTTGCGTATGAGGCTGGGCTGAATAGCCCGAACGGGAACATCCCGGCCGGCGCGAACGGTGGCGTTATCGGAGATGGCTTCTGCGGGTGGGATACCATCAAGACAACGTGGGGCGATGACCCGACGAAGGACTATCAGGCGGTCTACATCGACCCTCGCTTTCAGCAAGTCCAGGGACGTCCTACTCAAGCAGCTGGCTCTGGCGTAAACCAGGCGTCGATGTCTCACTACTACGGCAGGTATCAGTCTGGGTACTCCGTATACAATGTGCGCAGGGCTACGGCTGGTGAGGTCTACATCGTAAGTTGGGCGCCAAGGAACTCTACGCTCGACGCTTCCACGGCCACTGGCAATCAGTTCCAGCCTGAGAACAAGTACAACCCGATTGTGGCAAACGGCGACTTTCTCGTGCGCTGGTGTTACGAGGCTGTCGACGGGACTGGTCGCGTCGTCCGAAGTGCGCCGAGCCAAGCTGTATCGTTTACAATTTGTGCGACGATCCAGTATGGGAAGGGTCAGGCCGTATCCGGCCTGAAGCCTGAGCCCGGCGGCGTTGTCGACGAGTATCGCTACGGGTTCTACGTCCCTCGCCTTGAGCTGACGAACCGGCTCAAGACGGCGGTCGCCGACTCCAAGCGAACGGTGCTCCAGCCGTACTTCACCGCGGAGCCGTTCGCGACGGTGTTCTATCGTGTGCCATTCTCGAACTTCCTGCCGGAATACAAGAACGACTTCACCATCAGTCGCAACGCGACGCGCGGCGTCGTGCCCTACTCGTCGGCGAACGCTGGCGGCGTCAACGAAAACCCCTACGGCCTCGTCACGAACAACTTCCGGTGCTTCGACGGGCCGCAGGGCGACTACAACGGCCTGCTCTCGCAGCCGTTCCTCTACACGACGGGCGGCGTGCTCGACAACGTGCCACCTCCGAGTGCTCTCTGCATGACGGTTCATCAGAACCGCCTCGTGGCGGGCGGCGCGGACGACGCGACGGTCGTGTGGTTCTCGAAGGAACTCTCACCGACCGACGCGCCTGGATTCAACGACGCGCTCACCATCCAGATCGAAGACGGCGGCCCCGTCACCGGCATCGCGAGCCTGGAAAGCGTGCTCGTCATCTTCAAGCAGAACATGACGTTCATCGTGCCGGGCGACATGCCCGACGATGCGGGCGGCGCCATCAACCGCGGCTACGTCTCAAACACGCTCGGAACGCCTGTGCGGATGCCGCACGGCATCGGCTGCATCGACCACCGCAGCGTCGTCGAGACGCCGGTCGGCGTGTTCTTCCAGTCCGCGCGCACCATCGAACTGCTCGCCCGCGATATGAGCATCACGCCAGTCGGCCTGAAGCTCGACGACAGCCTGAAGCAGCTCGGCAACATCGTGTCGGCGGCGCACAACGCGCGCGACAACGAGGTCTGGTTCGTCTTCAAGGCGGATGGGTTTGTCGGCCTGTACTGGGCGACCTACAATTACCTTACCGACACCTGGTCCACGCACAAGGTCGAGCCTGGTCCCGACCTTGAGATTCGAACGCCCTGCGCTGTGACGATGGTCGGCAACGTCCCGCACATGATGGCGCAGTACGTCCCGGCGTTTGCGGCCAGCCAGACCATGGTTTTTAAGCAAAGCGACTCGACGTTCTTCGATGTCGGACCAGTCTCCACGAACAACGGTCGGCTCTACGTCCCGATGTCCTGGCGGACGGCGCCTATCGCCATGAACCAGATCCAGGGCTACCAGCGGCTCAAGCGCATCCGCGTCATCGGCAGCCCCATCCCGACGACGAGCACGGGCGCCCCTGCCACCAGGGAGCCCCATGGCGCGTCTTTCGCGCTCCAGACCGACTACGCCACTGCCGGGCTCAACATCGGCTCGCAAACGGCCTCCTGGACGGAAGCAGAGGCCACTGCGGTCTACACCGACCAGAACCGCGAGGTGTACGAGGTTCACGTCGCGGAGCAGAAGGGCCAGAAGCTCACGCTCTCGTACACGGAGACGGCGCCGGCAAGCATCACCGGGCTCACGCACGGGTACGGCACCGCTTTCTCTAACCTCGCTCTGATCGTCGGCTTGAAGAGCGGGCTCGATAAGCGTATCACCAGCGGAGCCAAGCATTAGGAGTAGCCATGGCGGTCGATCCAGTTTCTCTCGGGGTAGCGGCGGGCGTTAACCTGCTTGCGCCGGCAGTCGCCAAGGGCATCGGCGGCCTGTTTGGCTTGGACGAGCCGAGCGATGAAGAGCGCCGCGCCGCTGCTCGTCGGCAGGAAGCCATCGACCGCCTCACGGCTGATGCGGAAGGCCGCACGGCTTCTCCAGCACAGCTCGCTGCGCTCGCGCAGCAGCAGCGCACGCAGCAAGCGCTCGCGAGCCTCGCGCAGCGTGGCAGCGTGCAGCAGCGCGCGGGCAACGTACGCGCGGCCATGCAGGCGGCTCCGGAGGTCATGGCGCAGCAGGGGGCCGTGGCGGCGCAGACCCGCGCCGAGGAGATGGCCCGCGCTCGCAACGCTCTCGCGCAGGCGCAGATGGGCGTGGCGACGCAAGAGGCGGCCCAGGGCGCCGCTCGTCGCGAGTACATGCAACGCCTCATCGGCGCAGGCATCCAAGGTGCTGCGGCGGTCACTGGCGACGTTATGACCCGTAGCCCAGACGCGGCTACTGGCGCCACGGGTGGAACTGGGGCAGCAGCTACGGCTCCGGCGACGACGACCGCTGCGACTGGCACCACGTCGCAAGCGCAGACAGCGGCGCCTACCGCCGCGCCTGCGGCTCCCAAGCCGTCGACGGGCACCGCGCCCGTTCCGAGCGCTGCACCAGTGGCGACTGCGGCCACAGCTCCCGCCGCGGCTGCCGCGCAGCGCTCTTTGGCGCTTGGCGGAGTCATGTCGCCCATGGACAGACGTCGACTACAGCTCGGCTTCGCTCCGGAGACTGAGCAATTCGGCGTGGGTCGCCGACTCGGGGGTATGTGATGGCTGAGCCGCGCATCAATCCATACACTGGACGCACCGAGAACAGGCCGCCGCCCGTCGAGAAGAAGGGATTTCAGGGGCCGGAAGCCGGCACCGCCTCAAGGTTCCCTGGTGGTCCTGTCGCACTTTACGACTTTACACAGCCGCAGGCTGGCCCGGTTCAGCCACCGCCTGTGGCGGAGGGGACAGTTACGCCAGGCCGAGCGCCGGTGGACCGCAACGAACTCGAACTTGCAGCGGAGCGGGAGTACCAGGGCGCAGGCATGATGGGCGCAGCCAGTGCGCCAGTCGGCTCGCTTGGCGGCTACAAGGCTCGCACGCTCTCTCTTCCGGAGGAGATTGAGCAAGCGTCGAAGCAGGCGAGCGAAGCCATCCAGGCTGAGCTTGCGGCAGGGCGTGAATACGCAAAGCAGGTCACCCCGCTCCAGGCAGAGGAGTCGAAGCGAATCCAGACGCGTACCGCGGCCGAAGAAGGCCGCATGGGGCGCCTCGTCGACCTTGGGAAGCAGCAGCAGACGCTCACCGAGGAAATGGGGAAGCGCGTCGAGTCCTTCCGCGTCGACCCGAATCGGATCTTCGGCCAGGGCTCCGAGCGCGCGGCGACGACCTTCGGCCTTGGACTCGCGAGCGCCTTGTCGAACATCGGCGAGGCGATGCAGGGCAAGGGCGCAACGAACCAGATTCTCTCGCTGGTGCAGAACCGCATCGCGCAGGACATCGGGCTCCAGGAGAACGACTACCGTCGTATGCTCCAGGGCTACGAGGTGAAGCGCAACGGACTCATGGACTCCATCCGTCAGGTCGGCGACGAGCGCCTTGGCGCAGAGGCGCTGGCGAAGCAGCAGGGGCTCTTCTACGCAGACCAGCTTGGCAAGATTGCCAAGCAGGTAGGGCTCACGGACGCGCAGGCGGCTCGTCCGCTCCTCGAAGCGCAGGCGCGCATCCTTCAGGGCCTTGGCGAGCAGAAGGGCCGCGTCGAGCAGTTCAACGTCGCGGCGCAAAACCAGCAGGCGCAGTTCAACGCGAGCCTTGAGGCTCAGCGCCGTCAACTCGAAGAGCAACGCCGGATTTCTCAAATGTCGACATACGCGCTTGGCGAGAAAGACCAGGAGCGGATTAAGACGCAGCTCGACAAGGCGAATGAGAAGCAGCTCGTGCAGCGCTCGGCTGGCCTCCGCGAGATGAAGTCGATGCTTCAGGCAAACCCCAACGTGGCGGAATCGACCAAGGGCCTGATCCAGTCCTTCGTCAACAGCGTCGCTGGCGAGTCGCAGCCTGGCGTCATTCAGTCCAAGCTCGCTCAACTCGCGGTGGAGAACCTGTCTCCGCAAGACCAGCAGTTCGTTCGTGCGTACCAGCGATACATTGGCGGCCGCCTCACCGCACTTGGTGGCAAGGCCATCACCGCGAACGAAAAGGCGCTCTTCAACCTCGCCAACTACACGAGCCCGAAACAGTTTGGCGCACTCCTCGACGAGGAGAGCAACGGCCTGCGCGACGACGCGCTTTCGATCTGGAAGACGTCTGGCTTGCGCGGGGACGCTTCGCTCATCCTCTCTCGTGACCTGCGTGGCCTATATCAGGGCCTCGTGACCGAACCAACTGAGAAGCCCCCGGAGGCCAAGTGACCAAGCTCTACGACAAGCGAGAGAAGGCCGTCGTCGACGTTGCTCCTGGCGAGGTTGCTGGAGCGCTCGATTCGGGCATGTTCTCGTTCGCCAAGGACCAGAAGGTCCCGGTGAACTACAAGGGCCAGCTCATGTTCACGACCCCGGAGTACGCGGGGCGTTATCGGGACAGGCTGATCTTCGTCAACGAGTCGGACGTCGAACAGTCCAAGGCGGAACAGGCGACGTCTGGCATCGGCGGCGCCGTGGAAGCGACGGCCCTCGGCCTCGGCAAGGCGCTGACGCTTGGCGCTGGCCCTGCGCTGCTCGGCGCAGTGAGCGACACGGCGCGCGAGCGTATGCGCGAGCTTGAGCTTGGACGGCCTGGCATCACGACGGCAGCCGAGATCGGCGGCCTCCTCGTGGACCCGTTCGCCCTGGCAGGCCGTGTCGGTCAGAGGGCAGCGCTGAGAGGCGCGGAGCAGCTTGCAGCGCGAGAGGCGGAGCAAGCAGCGGCCCGCGCAGCCGTGTCGCCGGAGATCGGCGCGGGGCAGGCTGCGGCCTTGTTTGGCCCCGCGAGGCAGACGCCGGCAGGCGTCGCAGCGCAAGTGGCAGGAGAGGTGGCGCAGGTCGGTCGAGGAGCCATTGGCCGTGAAGTTAGCCCGCTTGCTCTTGGTCGGCAAGCTGCGGCTCCTACGGCGGAAGAGGCGGCTCGCCTTACCGCGGAGTTCGAGGCGCGTCAGGCTGCCATCCGCCAGGGCGCCATCGATCGCGCTCGTGCCGTGGCGACCGATGAGGCTGGCCAAGTCGTCGAGGAGGCGTCGCTTCGTATGCGCCCGCTCACTGGGCCGACGTCGCCTGCGGAGCCGGGCCTGCGCCTTGGTGCGGACCCGTTCCGCACGGAGGGGCTTGCCATGCGCGGGCGGCAGGCCGAGGAGCTGATGGCTCGTGGCCAGGCTGCGCGCACGGCCGAGGGCCGCATCGCCGAAGAGGCGGTCGGCATGGAGCGCGGGCTCCAGCCTGGGCAGGTCGGCCCGATGGAAGACTTCACTCGCGCACCGAGCGAGTTCCTGCAAGCTGGCGACGCACGCAATCAGATGGCGAACCTCGAAGAGGCGCTTCAAGCCAATGCGGCTGCGGCCAGCCGTGCTCGTTCTGAGGCTGGCCGTCAGAGGCTTGCGGCGGAGCGCGACCGACTGCTCGCGCAGCGCGACGAGCTTGAGTACACGCTCTTCGGCGCAGAGACTCGCGCGGAAGAGGCCATGGCGACGCAGGCAGAGCGCGCGCTCGGCGCGGCGGAGATGCAGGCTGGCGCCCCGGCGCGTGCGCTCGAAGCGGAGCGCATGGGCCGCATGGCCGGCGAGATCGAAGCAGCCAACGTGCTGCCTCCGACGCTCCGCACTGCGGAGACTCGCGTCGCAGCGGAGAACGTCTCGCCGCGCCTTGGTGTCCCTGCTGCGCCTGCACCAAACGTCTCTCCGCTGGGCCTCGGCATGGCCGAGACGGGCGTTATGCCCGCTGGCCGTGGCCTGGCCCTCGGCGCCCCAATCGAGGCTCGTGCTGCGCAGGCAGCGACCGACATGACCGCCGCCGCTGCGCCCGGCCTCATCGAGCGCATCGGACGCCCCGCCCTTGAGGGCGCGCTCTACTCTGGCGCGACGCAGGCGTACAAGCAGGAGCTTGGCCTGGAGCCTGGCGGCGTGGGCGAAGTGCTCGCAGCTGCGGCGCTCGGCGGCGTTATCGGCAAGGGGCTCACGCTCGGCGGCAAGGCGCTCGTGAAGGGCCAGAAGGCGCTCACGGACGTCGCTGCGGAGAGTGCTCCCGGTTCGCTCGCGGCCATGATTGGCAAGGGCGCAGCCGGCATCGAGCAGACGCACCTGCTCCGCCAGTGGGGCCAGTCGCAGAAAGCCGTGCGCAAACTCAACGAGCGCTTCACTGAGGACGAGCTTGGCAAGCTCGGTTCGTCGGCCATGACGGACTACATCCGCAACGCGGCGGCGCGCGTCGAGGAGCTGAAGGCTGCGCATCCGGAGAACCAGTTCATCCAGAGCATCAACATCGGGAAGAGCGGTCTCACCTTCACGAACCTCTCGTCCGAGCAGCGCAACGCCATGGCGCAGGTGCTCCGCGACGAGGCCGGCCAAGCCGTCGAAAGGGTCTACGGCCCCGCTCTTGAGCAGGCTATCGGTAGCGACGCCATCCTGGCAGCCATCGCCCGTGCGGAGCGCAAGGTAAGCCGGCCAGGTCTCGGCGACATCCCGCTTCGTAGCATCCGCGAGGAAGCCGAGTCCCTGCGTAAAGCCATTCAGGAAGGCGAGCGGTTCACGGTCAGGAAGCTGCGCGACTTCGAGATCGGCGCCAGCCGTGAGTTCGAGCGCAAGCAGGGGCTTCACGAGCCGTTTACCGAGGCCCAGTCGGCGTTCCGCAACGAGGTCAAGAACGTCTACCTCGACGCTGCGGAGCAGTCCGTCCCTGGCCTGCGCCAGGCGCTTGTGCAGCCGAACCGCGAGTACACGCTCGCGGACATGCTGGCGAAGGGCTCGAAGGAAGTCCTGGCAAAGAACGAGCTTACGTCTCCGGTAGGACGCGACTCGCTCGCGCAGTTCGCCCTCGGCGCGTTCGCCATGGTGCAGCCCGTGGCGGCCGCAGCGTTCTTCCTTGGCACGACCGCGCTCCGCGGACTCTACAACCAGCGCGGCGAGGGCTTTATCGCCGACATGGCCGGCAAGCTCTCTCGCAAGGCCGCCAGCGTCGCAACCTCGCCCGAGGCCGCTGCGCGCGAGGTTACGCAGAGCATCATCAACGCCAGGCGTCCGATGCTCGGCGCGCTCAACGGCGAGAAGCTGGTCGAGGTGAAGCCCACCGACTACACCAGCCTCTCACAGGGCATCCGCGAGCTGGCCGCGTCGACGGACTACGCGCACGAGAAGATCCGCCAGGCGACGGCATCCATGCCGCCCGACCAGCAGGATCGCTACATCGCCGACTACGACGCGACGATGCAGAAGCTCGTCGACGAGATGCCGAAGGGCATCCCAACCGACAAGGCGCTGAGCGAAGCCGAGCGCCGATGGACGGTCATGGCGCGTAGCCTGTTCGACCACTCCTACGCGACGCAGACCATCGCCAACGGTGGCCCGATGGCCACGGCGGCGGCGCAGGGCCTCACCATGATTCCAAACGGGCAGAAGTACCTCGACGAGCTTTCGTCGAACCTTCAGCGCGCCATCGCGGAGGACGAGAAGCTGCGCGGCAACCAGCAACTCGCGACCGTGGCCCGCAACTTCGCGAAGGTGAAGACGGGCGGCGGCGGCATCCGCATCCAGCGCATCGTGAGCGGCATGGGTCAGCAAGCATTCCAGCCGACCTCTGGCGGGCGTTTGCCGACGCCGGGCGCCTCCGGGCAGGCCGCGGCGCGAAACGCCTTTGGCGGTGCCTCTGCGACGCAGCGATGATAGGGTGAGACTTGCTTAGAGTGTCCAACTGAGAGGAGAAGGCTATGAGGAACGGAAGCGCGATTGCGAATGGGGTGCGTCAGTACGCGGTGAGCGTGGACAACGCCGCCTGGTATCAGCTCGAAAGCTCGACGGGCGGTCTCGTGGCGAACACGGGCCTCGCAGCGTCCATGCCGGTGCGCCGCTGGCGCGGGCAGGTCGGCACGGGCACGAGCACGGCTGCGCAGGAGCGCACGCCGCAGGACTACGTGCAGGGCTACCTCATTCAGAACACGAGCACGACGCTGACGCTCTTCGTCACCACGACGGACGACCAGTCGGGCGGCGCTCCCACCTCGCGCGCGACCGCAAACGCGCTCCAGGTTGGCCCCGGTCGCACTCTGCGCCTCGACAACACGGACGCGACCAAGGTCTACCTGCGCGCGAGCGCGGCTGGCCCCATCATCGTCGCCGTCCTGTGCACCTGAAGGAGCGACCATGCCCGCTCCTAGATTCGTCCTAGACGAGTTCTGGCCCTCCGATCTCTTCCTCGGCGGCATCCCCGGCGCCTGGTACGACCCGACCGACCTCTCGACGATGTTCCAGGACAACACTGGATTGACTCCAGTGACCGCCGTCGAACAGCCGGTGGGCCTGATCTTCGACAAGTCGCAAGGCACGCCTGCGGCAAGGTACAATCGGCTGACGTTCTCGGAGGACTTTGGGAATGCGGCGTGGGCAAAGGCAAACATTACCGTTTCTTCGAATTCAACGACAGCTCCAGATGGGACGCTGACCGCTGACACGTACACGGTGACAGCCACTTTGTCGGCCATTTCGTATCAAGATGCGGTGGTGTCTGGTTCGACCATTACCTATAGCATTTACGCTAAGCAAAATTCTGGTGCGACGGACGCAAACACGTTTGCGGTATACAACCTCACAACCGCCACGATCCTTTCTATTTTTACGGTCAACTACGCAACCGGCGCGATTTCTCATGTGGTTGGAAGCGGCGCAACGGCAACAGCAGCGGGAAACGGATGGTGGCGCCTATCGGTCACGCACAGCAGCGGAGTGTCCGCTGGAAATTCCGTGCGCGTGTATCCATGCTTCATCGGGAACTCAGAAACCGCAGGCGAATCGGCCTTTATCTGGGGCGCCCAACTCGAAGCAGGCTCCACCGCCACGACCTACCAGCGCATCACGAGCGGCACCGGAGGCGAGTGGACGCCCGGCAACCACGCCAGCCAATCGAACGCCGCCAGCCGCCCGACGTATCGGGCGCGGTATAATTTGCTCACGCAGTCGGAAGACTTCTCGCAGGCGGTGTGGGTCAAGACGGGCACCGGCACCGGATCTGCACCAGCGGTAACGACCAACGCGGCAACTGCGCCAGACGGAACGCTTACCGCGGATAGCATCGTATTTAATCGCGGTGCTGGAAACGCAGTAGGCGATCAATCATCCATCGCGCAAGCGCCTACGGTGTCAAATGCAACGTACACGCAGACGGTGTGGCTAAAGGCAGCAACACCGGCAGACGTAGGCAAGCAGCTTGGCCTGCGAAATGTTGCGGCTGCGTCGTTTGTTACGGTCACTTTGACCGCAGACTGGGTGCGATATACGCGCACCGAGACTGGAGCAATCGCAAACTGGGAAATCACCAATCGAGGCACCATTACAACCAACAACACCGTCACCGCGCTTGTCTGGGGCGCCCAACTCCTAACCGCCGCCGACGTCACCGCCACGGGCAACGCGTACCAGCGCATCGCCGCGGCGACGGTCTACGACACCGCCGCAGTGTTCCGGCCCTACCTCGCCTTCGATGGGCTCGACGACTCGCTGAGCACGAGCGCGATCAACTTCACGAGCACCGACAAGATGACGGTGTTTGCGGGGGTGACGAAGAGCAGTGATGCGGCATCGGGAACCGTGGTGGAACTGAGCGCGGACGTTGCTACAAACAACGGTACATTCTATATGCGCGCGCCAAATAGCGCGACGCCGGATTTCCTGTTTTTGAGCAAAGGAACGACATTCCGCTTTGTGCAGGCGACGCCGTTCGCATCACCAAGCACGGCCGTACTTACGGGTGTTGGCGACATCGCCGCGCCAGTTGTTGTTTTCCGTCGCAATGGCGCGCAAGTGGGCACAAACGCGTTGTCGCAAGGCACGGGCACATACGGGACATATCCGCTGTTCATTGGCCGGCAGAACAACGCAATTTACCCACTCAACGGCCGCCTCTTTTCCCTCATCGTCCGCGGCGCCGCCTCCTCGGTCACCGAGATCGCCGACACGGAGCTTTGGGTCAACGCACGCACGGGGGCGTACTGATGGAAACCTTCCGCACCATGATCGTGACCGCAGCCGACGCGCCCCTTGCGCG